AAATAGCCGGGATCGCCTGACGGTCGTGATCGCCCATACGCATTACGGCACCCTTGCCGAATTGACGTTCGATCTGCCCCAGGGCCGCAGCCAAGGCTTTCTTCTTGTTGTCGTCCATTAAAGTCCTCACGTAATCAATAAGGCCGGGGCGGCCAACACCTGTATAAGTAGACAGTATTGTTCCACAAAGATCGGAGATCGCCTACCCCTGATTTTCTATTTCTGCTGCAGCTCGTCGCAACAAGCCCTCAAGCGCGGCTTTTACCGTTTGTCGGCGGACCTCGTCGCGGTTGCCGGTGAAGTGCTCAAGCTCGGCCGTGACGTCATCGCCGACGCCGAAAGCCAGCCATACGGTGCCCACCGGTTTGTCCGGGGAACCGCCATCCGGGCCCGCTACGCCACTGACCGCCACGGCAAAACGTGCCAGGCTTTTTTCCTGTGCGCCCCGGACCATCGCCTCCGCCACTTCCTGGCTGACGGCACCCACTTTTGGAAACAATGTTTCCGGCACATTCAATTGCCGGGTCTTCTGGCGATTGGAATAGGTGACATACCCCGCCTCGAACCAGGCTGAACTCCCCGGGATCCGTGTGATGGCTTCCGCGATTCCGCCGCCGGTGCAGGACTCGGCCGTGGTGACATGGGCGTTGAGCACCTGCAGGCGGCGGCCCAGTTCGGCAGCCAGTTGAGTGATTTCCTTCACGGTCGTCTCCAGTCGTGGGCGGGGGTTCGCCTACCCTACAGGAGACAATCTCACACGCAAGTGACGGACTGTCTCAAGACACTAACGGGCGACGGCTCGCACATACGCCTGGCAGGCACGCAAGGCAATCAGGGCGCTGTCGCCGTCGTCGGTGATGCGGATAATTCGCTGAGCATGCGCTGGGCATCGCTCAACTCCCGGGCATGTTGTTGGTCGATGGCACTGAGCTGTTGCTCAAGGGCCAGCCGTCTGTCTTGCTCGGCCTGCTGTAGATGCAGGGCTTTCTGGGTCTGTGCGGCCGACAAACGTTCAATCTGTGCCCCGTACCGCCACGCCTGCACCTGCCAGACAACGACCACGAGCACGAATACGCCAATCGCAACTAAGAAACGCATAACACCGCCTTCGCCCGCGCCCACAACTGCAAACGGTCCTCCAGGCCATTGAGCCCGCCGTTGATACGCCGGGTGATGGTGGTGAACTGGTCCTTGTCGGCGAGTTCATTCAAGCCATTGCTTTGCCAGAACCAGGCGGCGGATTCACAGGCCCATTGTGGTTGCTCCAGTAATTCGGGTTGTTGCAGCAAGCGATCATCGCCGAACAGCGCTTGGCTGCATGCCAGGTAGTTGCGGCGACCGGTGACCTGGATCAGCCCCCTGCCCCGGTACTTCTGGCCGTCGCCATCCGCTTCAGGCGTATTGCCCAGGCGCGCGGCCAACGTACCGGTGTCGTACTTGCTCAAATAAGTATCGCTGCCGAGTTCGCGCACGTAGTGCAGTTCGCCGGATTCGTGGCCGATCTGCGCGAGAAAAGCAGCAGCGCGCAGTACGCTGTTGATTTCGTACCGAACAAAAGTCGCATTCAGCGCGGTTGAAAAAAGGCCCGCCATACGGCGAGCGCCTGGCATGATTTGAATCAATTGAGGCTGCGTTATCAACACCACAGTCACCTTGAAAGCCCCTCTAGGTAGACAAACCAACGTCCGTGTTGGAACTGCGATAGGCACTGACCATTCCAGCCAGGTGCAACGAACTCGCGCCCCCAGTGATTAAGAAGATCACCCAGGTACGCCAATTCGCCAGGTCGTCCTTGTGCCATCAACTGGCGATCACCGCCCCAACGAGGCCCGCAATCAACAATTCGAACCTGTCGATCTTGTCGAGCAGGCGCTGTAAATACTCCATGCGCTCGACTCCGTGGGGCATGACTTGAATTGGAACGGCCCCAGCAGCACTCCCAGCTCGGAGCAATGGGTGTGGTGGAGCCGAAAACGAAAAGGCCCCGATCATGTCGAGGCCCTGAATAGGTGCGCGGTCTTTCCCGCAGTCAGCCAAAGATCAGCCCAGCGTCGACGCCCCAATGCATCGATCTCGCCAATCCAGTCTCGCGCCACTCTGGAAGTCTGGTGTGAACAGAGCGCACGGGCTGCCGGTTTTTTTCCGTAGCGTTGCACTACCGGCTTATCAGCGTCCAGGCATCCCCCGAAGGGCCACCCTGGCTGTGGCGAGCCTGAATCAGAAATGAAAAAGCCCAGCGCGACGGCTGGGCTCTATTACACAAGGAGATAGAAGATCATGGAGTCCAGTAAGCAATCTTGCCGTCTGCACCAACAGCTATAAACTTGCCGTTGCCGTAGGCGACGCTCCGGATATCGGTTCCTGCGAAAGTGTTGGCTTGCTGAACCCAGCCGATCCCATCCTCGGAAACGGCTGTCTTGCCGCCGTCGCCGACAGCTACATACTTGCCATTACCGTAAGCAATGTCGCGGATGATGGTTCCACCGAAACTGGTATCTTCCACAGCGGTCCAGATAAGCCCATTGGATGAATATGCCATTTTGCCATCCGCACCAACGATAAACATTTTCCCGTTGCAAAGCTTCATGGAAAGGATGGTGCTAGTGCCGAAGGTGCTGGTTCTGGGCGTGAATGTTTGCGGATTTTCCGTCGCCATCTTCACAGCGCTCAGCAGCTTCCCATTCGATCCCGCAACCAATACAAAACTGCCAATGACGTTGACGCAGTACACAGTCTCGCTAGAATCGAAGGTCGTAGCGCGCTCCACCTGGCCTGACCAATCGTTATAACGGGAAAAGACTTTACCGTTAGACCCAACCAGTATCCAGGTGTATTCGTTGCCGGAAATTGGGTAATAAAACACAATGCCTTGCAAGTCTCCGGACGCGCGAACAGTTGCCGTAAGGTCTGTCCAAGCCCTTTCAGGGTGGTCTGTGCTGCCGAAGATCAGATTGCCGGATTGAGAAAGGGCTTGAAGCGATACCCCAATACCGTTCCAGTACAGCTCGTTGAGGACCTTTCCGCTATCAGAGGTGAGGGCGCCCTTAAGCTTGGTCCACGCTGTACCAGTTGCGCCTCCGCTGACAACCTGAGTGGTTGTGGGAAGAGCGTTGCCACCAACCGCATAAAACTTGCCTTGCGCAAAAACCACGCGCCTAAGCATGCCGGTGTTATCCACCGGTTGTACTTGAGTCCAAAGATCTTGCAAGGTTTGAGACGCTGAATTTGCGTTTTCCATTTTAAACTCCGTTACTGAGCTGATTTAAGTTCAGGCCTCTATATTGGGCGTATGGCGCTCATGGGCGATTGCTCGAGGCTCGCGGCCTTCACATGATTCAGCGTCCCACATCGGGAACATTTGATCTGGAGCTCTGTAAACCCACCCGTACGGGCGAGAAGTCTTTTGCAGTTACCGCATCTGAATTCTTTCAACATCTGCAAATTCCTTTTACTGAACCACCTTTTCCGTGTGATTGAGTAGGAAGCGGCGTTACATTCGCCGCCCTCTCACACCCACCTACACACAGGTCCGTAGACGGCGGCATGCCTGCGGGATCTTTGAGCAAAGACAGTCCGAGGTAGAAGTTCTGGGTGAAGGATACAATCCAAGTGTCATAGTCCGTTTCCGCACTGCTGAGCACGGAAGGGGCCGCGACAAGCGCAGTGGGCAAGTCGCATTGCTCGGGCGGCAAGCCCCAGCGGTTATCCAGGGCCAAATCCATCAGTCGGCTGGCCAGGTCGCAGGCGTCAAAGGGCGTCGAGCCACTGACGACCGTGGCCCTGAGTGAAACCGACAAGGCATGCGCCTTGCGCCCGGCAAGGGAGCGAACGCCCGGGCCATTGCGCTCCACGCTGATCAAAATGCCGGTTTTGTCGCCCGTGTCGGAGAAGTCATGGTGATTACCGACCCGTAGTTGTGGGAACGCGCGCTTCAGCGCGTCGCCAATCGCCACAGGCAGGTGGGAAGGTTTTTCGAGAAGTGTCATCTGCTTGCATCCTTGCAGCGATTACTGCTGATCCGGGCGAGAGGTAGGGGCCTGGTTGACCCCGATGCGCTTGGCCGCCCAGCGTTCATAGAGGCCGATGGCCACGTCCGCACCGGCCATGGCGGTCAGGCAACCAATGGCGCCAGCGGTCCAGATCGACATGCCGGCGGCGTAGCACAGCATCAATGCCGATACCCCGCAGACCATGCACGCCCCGGACCGCAGGGCCAGGCGCCGGATCAGCGACCAACCACGGGCGCCCTCCTTATCGGCGCGCCACATTTCGCCGGATACACCGCCGATCAGCGCCAGTACGATTACCAGCCAGATAGGCATTTCCGCTAACGCTTGCTGCTCGTTTGTCATGTCACGCCTCCTGGCTGAGCACTACCGGCACAGGGCCGGCTCTTGGGTAAATCCATGTGTAGGTAGGCATTCCAAAAAGCCCGGTTACCCGGGCTTTTCAGTAATGCGGTCCTCAGTCGATCTTTCGGCGCTACTGGCGCGGTACGGATCTTTTCTCGATGTTTTTCCGACCACGATCCCTGTCTGCCGGATAACTGCTTCTGGTGCTTTACGCTGCACACCCGGGTCAGTTGCCAACCCTCTGAACCGTTAAGGCCGGTTCATCGCTGCCTGTTTGTTAAGCGGTGAAACTAAAGAGCGTCGGCATCCTTGCCGGTGTTGCTGGCGTCCTTGCCATCGCTCGGATGGCGTCCTTGCCGGTGTTGCGTGCCTTCCTTGTGTTGACTGGCAGCATCCTTGCCGCCTCCACCAGGCCTTGTTGGCTGGCTTGAGACGAAGAATATGCATGTATGCATATACAGTCAATGCACAGATGCATTTATTTTTGATATGCAAATGCATGAATGCATTTTTGTCTTTGTGGGCAGCGGGTTTGGTGGTTTTTCCCAGGCGAAAAAAAGCCCGCTCGTTGGCGGGCTTTGTCTTACAGAAGAAGGTTAACGGGCGTACATGCCCCACCAGAACACATGACCCAGGATACTGATCTGCTCATCCTGGATATCCTGGAAGCTGTAGTCCTCATCCGGGTGCTCATCGCGATTGAAACTGCGCAGGCGAATCCCGGAAGGCAGGCGGTAGAGCTGTTTCACCCGCAATTGGCCGTTGTGGTTGATGGCATACAAGTCACCATCGACGATGTCACCAATGCCACTCTTGCCCGCATTCACCCCGACTGTCGCGCCATCGCGCAGCACCGGTAACATGCTGTTGCCGCGCACCGTCACGCACTTGGCCTGGTCGAACTGCACACCGTTATGCCGCAGGCTGCGCTTGCCGAACCGCAGGCTGGCCTTCTCGCTTTCCTCGATGACGAATCTTCCTGATCCAGCAGCCAATTCAACCTCGCGCAGAAAGGGGATCGACACCTCGTCATCATTAACGGGCGTGTCATCGTCCCACAGGCTTATGTCCTTGAGTTCCGAATGCATCGGGTCGCGCCCGCCTTCCCGCGAAACGCCCACCGCCGCGCGCCCGCGCAACTGGTCGGTGCTCACGCGGAAGTACTCGGCGATGCGCGAAATGTGCTTGTCCGACGGATCAACGATCTTGCCGCTGAGGATCCTGGACAGCGTGGATTGAGGCACGCCAGTACGCCGGTGAAGCTCCGTGGGGGAGATCCGGTCGCGGTCCAGCAGTTCGCGTAAGACGATAGAAACGTTGCGTTTTTGCATAACGTGGATAGTGACGGGAGATTTTTGGGTTGGCAAATGCTAATTTGCATTATCTATGCATAACCGATGCATTTCTTGGGCCCTTTCAAGTGTGATGATGTGGACTGCGAACCGCAGACCTCGCGTGTTAACCTTGCGCCCATCGCAAAATCGCAGGGCGGAATGCCCCACCTTTGCTCCACTCCTTTCAACGAATTTGCCTACGACCCAATGAGTAAAACCACTTCAGACCTGTCCTCCCACACCCCAATGATGCAGCAGTATGGGCTGGAGCAGTGCGTAGGCCGCCAGCAGCTTGGCTTACAGCGATCCGCTGTCTAAAACTCTACCGTCATTTGGCCAGGGTTTTGGCCAATGAATGCGCAGTAGGTCAAGGTAGTATTAGACATCAAATTGCTCCCTCTTCCGGCGTCCTGCCGATCGAACACAGCTCCCAGAGAACTCTTAGTGCTACGCTGCTCACTCCAAGTGAGTACCAGCCATGCCTAATTCAGATTTACTACCTACCCTTTTTTCCAAGCTCAACGAAAACCAAGTCGCCCTAGGAGCCGCCATCATGGAACTCGCGCAATGGGTCGAGCGACACGGCGGCGTCGAAGCAACAGCAAACGTCCGTGGCGCACTAGAAATACTTGATTACAATGACGAATTCATCAAGCTAACTCTTGCTGTCCTGATGACTCCTGAGTGATAGGCAGACAGCTCAGCTGAAGAGCCACATAACGCCAATCACCGCAATTACCCAGCAGAGAGTCAACAAGAACGATAGCCCCGCCAGTCTTTTATCCACAAGGTCCTTCCCGTTTGGATGGATGTTGATGGCTCTCACTGTAGGCCGACCAACTCAGCGTAGCCGACTCTGTGCGCCATCATAAGCCCGGGATCCTCAGAGCGCGATCAGACCTTGATCGCCCCGCCGACCGATTACAATCTCCTATAGTCGTAGTGAAATATCCGAAAGTCGCTGGTAATCTCCCAGCCACGTTCGTCAGCCATTAAGGGATGGAGGCGACAATAGAAGCCCTGGAGCTGCGAACCTCCGGGGCTTTGCTTTTCTACTTGGCCGCTACGTAAATAATAAGCGCAATGGCAACCATCCAGGCGATGACCAGCAGCACTCCCAGCCCTACAAAATCCTGACCCATAGCCTTGCCTTGTGCGCGATTCACTCCATTCGGTCTAGCTTAACGCAACACAGCCCTGACGTACGCCTGGCACGCCCGCAGCGCGATCACGGCGTTATCCCCGTCGCCTGTGATGGCGATAATTCGTTGAGCATGCGCTGGGTCAAGTTGGGCTCGACGGGCTGCATGAACCACGCCGACGGCGCTGGTGGTGGAAGGCACGTTGCAGCCACTGGCTGAATCCTCGGCGAGGAGGACTGACAGCCGAAGATCAGAAGTGGCAAGGCGATCACGCAGCCTTGAAATATTTTTCTGTGCATCACTAAATTCCTTGAAATGCGCTTCGTCTATAGATTGAAGACGGCCTTCTAGGCCCAGGCGCTTGTCCTGCTCGATACGGGCCTGGGCGGCCGCGGCATTGCCGATAGCTGTCAGGTCCGACTGGTGCAAGCCGTCCTGCACGGCCAGTCGCTCGCCCATGCGCCAGTCCTGCACCTGCCAGGCACCGCCAAATCCGATAGCGAGCGCCAGCAGGATAGCGGCCAGGACTTGACCAGGCGTCATGCCAGCACCTTCAGCGCCTTGTCGTACAGCGCCTGGCGCTCGGTCTGGCCGTTGAGCCCGCCATTGATGCGCAGCGTTACGCCTTTCAAGTCGCCGGCATCGGCCAGGGTATTCAAGCCATTCACCGACCAGAACCATGCGGCCGACAGGGCGGCGTATTGAGTCTGCTCCAGCAACTCCGGCCGATTGAGCAAGTCCAGGCCCAGGGCATCGCCACACGCTGCATAGTTCGTCTTGCCGGTCACCTGGAACAAACCACGACCGCGATATTTCCAGCCATCACCCGGCTCGGTGTTGCCCATGCGACCGGCATACACGATGTTGGCGATCTGCTCGGGCTTGCGGGCTGCTGCCGTTGCTCGAACCAGGTCGAACCGGCTTGGCCAAGTCTTCATCAGGCCTTCAGCGCTGTAGTTCAGGTTTTCCACCAGGCGCGTCAGCTGGCCAGACTCATGGCCGATCTGGGCAATGAAAGCGGCAATGCGCAGGCGAGTGACAATTCCGTATTTGCCCATGGCCGTATTCAGGACAGGAACAAAAACGCCGGCTTGGCGGCCGGCGTTCGGGAGGATCTGCAGCAACTGCTGCTCGGTAATGGGCATGACTTTCTCCAGGCGAAAAAAATACCCGCACTTGGCGGGCTGGATAGCTGAAACTTGTAGTCGACGGGTTGGGTGCTTCACAGCGCCGAAACTGTTATGATCCCGGCACGCCCTCCTTGCCCACACTTCCATAGGAGGGAATAGAAACCCCGAAGCCCGCGAATCTTCGGGGTTTTGCTTTTCAATCTCCAGACGAAGAAAACCCCGAACTTGTCGGGGTTGAGTTGTACTGCTTGGCACCGCCTATTCGGACGCCGGCCCAGAACAGCCAGGCTCGCCATCGAGCGACACCTTCCGCGCGCAATGCCCGGTACAGCACAGCATCTGCCTCCTTGCGGCTGACCTGGCCTTCTGAGTAAAGGAAGTCATGCACGGTCGCGGCGTAGTTGCCGTAACCGGCCACCAAGGCGAACAGCACAAACAGAAAGACGTTGTGCAGCACCTGGATGCTGGCGAAGTCAGTGACGAATCCGGCCGGCACGATGATCGTGCGCTGATCATCGTCGGCCAGCACCAGGTCATCGAGCAGCTTGTAGGTGCGGCGGTCGGTCTGGTCGGTTTTCAGCGTGGTGACGAAGCGGCTCATGCGGGCCACCCTTCTTCCAGCATCTGCACCGTGATCGATCCGTCAGCGACCGCGCCCAACAACTCAGCTTCCCGACTGAAGCAGGCCTGTACAAACGCCCGTACTTGCGAGGCAATGCCAAGTATCTGCTCGCCCGTCAGATCAACAAAGCCCGTCGCTGCCTTCCACTTGATGTGATAGCCAGGGTCAAGGGATGCAGCAAAGGCCGCACCGGTGAGCAACGACTGGCTGTCGCGTTCGGTGTTGACCTGGATACCTTCGACGATGACTCCGCCTGTTTCCGCCTGGAAACGCCGCGCGGCAATGCGACCAGCCCACTCGGCAGCAATAGCTGAATCCCTCGCCGCCTTCTCGGCTGCCGTCATGGCTACCTGTTTGCGGGTCACCAATACGACTTGACGCTCGTTATCCAGGGTCAGCACTTCGGCGCCCCATTTCTTGTTGGTGCCGAGTTCGCCGGATACATCTTCTTCAGGCCACCAGGCGCAGTCTTGTACGCCCAGTGCCGGATCGGTCCATGAAAGATCCGCCAGTGATTCAAGGCCAAGCCCGTACAGGAAACTCGGCATGGGCTCACGCAAGGCGGTGCCATCTTTGACTCTGATCATTTAGGCCACCTTTATATAAGCGGTGCTGCGACCGTCGCCGGGCTTGAGCAGGGGA